CTAATATTTCTTTAGTGTCACGCCAACTTTTTACTTGTTTAGCAACTCCGCCTGCTTCTTTGACTGCATATGCTAGACTAAAATCATTTCCATCTGGATCCATTCTGTCACCAAAGAAAAAGATTCTGTCTTCTTTTATATCGTCTAATACTTGGCGTTTATCTTTGCCTTTTGAAATAATGTCAATACCAGTTTCACCTCCAACTACAGCACTGACTTCAGGGAATGCTTTGTTTATGCGTTCTGCTATGTGTATTCTTTCATCACTCTCTATATCATAATAAAAATAATCTTTACGTTGAACCTTATCTGCATTACGTCCTACTATACTAAAATTAACCATCCCGGGACGTTCTTCGATATGTTTACCAGTTCTTGTTTTATATTCGCTTGATTCAAGTTCATCCTCAAGAAATTTGCGTAATTCTTTGCTAATTTTCCAAGGATTTGTATAAATGCTTTTTTGTTTCTGCCATACATCGTTGCCATTACAATTATATATTTTGTTAACACTCATACAAATTTCAGGACCAATTTGTTCAAGTGTTTTAGGATTATCGCTACCAGTAACTAAACTTACTGCATTATTTTGTGCAAAATACAAGAACCAAACTGCAAATTGTGAATTTATTTTTTTTCTACTAGGAGTTAAAGTACCATCAACATCGAACAAAAAATGATTCATTATTCTTCTCCAAAATCAAATAGTGTATTGAATGTATTGTGTTGTTTTGTATCTTCCAGATCATATTTCAACACACCGATCAAGTTATCTAGTTTATTATCAATAATTGTAGACTCCATAGCATCACCATCAAACGGCAGTTCTTTAAACCATTCTGGCAAACGAAGCTCGTCTGTTGGATATGCAACACTTGTATAACCTAGTGGATTCTGTTTGAGCTTGCATACAATAACTTTCATACCGTCTACGATCTCTTGCGAGTACTTGTCACCGTTCATACGCTTGAGTGTGTTCCAGTTGATGCTTGCTCTTACGTGTCCTGGCATGTTTGCTTTGCCTTGCTTCTGCTCAAGACGCTGATAGTGTCCAATTTTGTTTGCACGTTTGGGCGAACCTTTTTCCCAACCTGGACGTTCTTTAAATTCACGTCTAAACTCTGTAATACGGTCAAGTATATCTTTTTCTTCTTGACCCTTTAGCACCATTAGTAGAATTTCACTTAGGAACTCTTGCATAAACACAGGAGTGTCTGAACGGCGCAAGTCCAAACCCATTGCTTTTACTTTGCCTGGTCCATCTGCATCTGTTCTAAATCCTTCAATATCATACACAAGAGCCGCATAACGTTTCTTAGTGATGTACAAACCTGACTCAGCAACAATTTCTCTACCTGCAGCAATTACTTCTGCACGACTCTTTGGACAGTGAAATGCTTTAGCCATAAACTTTTCAAATGTGGTATTTGCTTCTTCAGCAACTTGATCATACAGTGTGATAACATTTTCTTTAGTCCAAGGTATTTGTCCTGCTTGAATTTGTTCTTCAAGAATAGGATATGCACTAAAATACACAGAGTCTGTATCTCCATAGATAACTGCTTTACCTACATGATCATACTCGCCTGTAATAACCTTGTTTACTTCGGCACTCATGTGTTTTACAATAGTTCTACCGCTTAGTGTAGTTGATTGTCCGATGCGTTTATCAAAGAATCTACAACCTGGATTTAGAATAGCACCATACAAACTGTTCAAGTTAATCTTCTTAACTAACTGTCGCTTGTCCCAGAATGCTACTTCAATATCATTACCTGCTTCTTTTGCTTTTTTAAGTTGTGCTTGTAGTTCTTTACGTTCTGCATACCAGCGTTTAAGAATACCTGGAATAACTCCTTCAAATTCATGTGTAAAGATTGTGCCATTTGAACTCAACATCCAAGGAGTATGGCTGTCAAAAATTAATTTGTAAATCTCTGCGGCACTCATAGTGTCTGACTTGCCGTTTTCCCAGTCAATGGTTAATGCGACATCTTTTCTACAGGCCATAACTGCTTCATATTCTTCTGTGCCAAAGCGTCCTTCCCAACTACCTGCAAAACTTTTCTTCTTAAGATTCATGTCTTCATGCACACGAGCTTCTGTTATCTCTGGACGCAGTTGTCCTACAATAGTTTCTGGAGCCATATTTAAAGCACGAATAACACTTGGGTATAGACTGTTCAAGTCCATTGAACCAATCCATTTGTGTACCCCTACTTTTGGAAATGCAACATACGCACCTGCGGCCGCTGTGTTTTCATCGTCACGTTTAGGACGATTAGGAACTTGTAGTCCTCTGTGATGTGCTTCGTTGATGATTGCTTGTTCTGTAACTGCAACAGCACCCATTGTGGTCTGTAGCAAAACAGTATTTGCGTGTGCAAGTTCGTTACTAAGATCAATAAATCTTAGTTTTTTGTCCAACTTGTCCAGTAGTGCAACGTCTTGTCTGTTGTACTCAATGAACGTTCTGAAGTCATTGTTATAAAGTTGATCGAGTGTACCTTCGTACACAGTTTTCTTTTCACCAACTTCCATTTCGCCAATGGCATCAAGTCTGTAAGTATGTCTTTCTTCATATGTGTATTTACGATATAATTCCAAACTATCTAAATGCACTCTGCCTATTAGGTCATAGGTTTCAGCTTGTTTACCATACTTCTCATACTCACGTTTTTTAGGCAGTTGTTTCCATAAACAAAAACGTCTAGTGTCATCTTTGCTTAGTACACGACTTACACGATTTACAGTGTAGGGAATATCATAACCTTCTGAGTTCCAACCTGTTAAGATGTCACTGTCTTCGATTAGATCAAGGAATGCTTGAAGCATATCGCCTTCGTTGTCAAACAGGATAACATCTTGACCCCATTCTTTTACTTCTTCTTTGGCCTGCTCCATTGAGAGTGTTTTCGGAGGAAGTGCAAGTGTAATAAGTGCGTCCATCCATTGTAAATGCACAGTGATAGCAGTAATTGGCATGAATGGATCACTTGGATCAGCAAAGCCACGCTCTGGATCAAAGTCTGTCTCAATATCGAAAAACGCAACATTTAGTTTAGGTGCATCTTGATTCAAATAGTTTTCTGAAAGACATTGAAAGATAGGATTGATATCACTTTCAAATAGTTTTTTGTTTTTGTTTATTGCTAATTCTTTGCGAAAGTCTTTGGTATGCTTGCAAACAACTCTTGTAAGAGGATCACCATAGACACTTTTGTATTTGCCTCTTGGATCTTCATAATAGAATGTGTATTTTACGGGATATTCTGTGTAGTGTCTTTGCCCATCTTGGCGTTCCACTACTCTGATAATATCAGAATCTCTGTCAAAGTATGCATCGACGTAACTCAATCATTTCTCCTTCGTTGCTTATGGCCAACTTAACCTTCTACATGCCCGACCGTTGTCTTGGGCGTACTATTACTTATTACAGAACAAGTCCTGCAACATAAATTACGGTTAGTCCTGCATTTAGGACTACTAAACTTTTTTCTTTCCACAATATGCCTATTAAAACCCATAGGCTATTACTTGCAATAAATGCAAATATATACCAAGGGTAGATATTAAATGCGGCAAGCGTTGCTGCCACTAGCAAACATGCTGTACTAAACCATGCTAAAGGTTGATAAGGTTTTACCACCATGATGCTGCAACTCCAAATCCAAATATGTTTACACAGGCAAAATAAAATGTTAGTAGCATAACCCATGCCGCACCTCTACGATACGATGCATAACATTGAGTAATACTGCCTACAAAAAATCCTGGATAAACAATTAACATATTAGGATCTCTTGCATTTATAGCAAGGGTCATGCTTGCACCAACAGTAAAAATAAAACTAACAAGCTCAAATGCAAATGCAGTTCTGTCACTTCTATAACTGTTTGACCAAAAGTCTCGTATTTTTTGCAATTACTTGTCCTTACCAACTGTAACAACAAGTGTTTCCAAGTCATCAAACTCTTCTGCAACTCTTGACCAATCACCTTTCTGTGCAATTTTAATTGCCTTATTAATCATACTAGGCTTAATATCCAATTCCTCTGCTACTGCTTTTACAGTGTCTTTTAAACCAGCCTGTAAATCTTCTACTTCTTGTAATACTGTAACACCTTCATTTACTAGACGCTCCAGTTTGGCCTTTTCTTCAGGACCATATACTCGATCACTCATGCGATTCTCCTTAATTTATATCTATTATATAGGATTATTTAGGCAATGTCAACTGTTTTTTTCTTCGTCTTTGGTTTTATACTGCCATTCATCTGTGTGTCCTACAGACCATTTGGGTTCAGTTTCGACAGCGTAGTTTTGGGTACACACTTTAAAATCTGGTGTTAGTAGCTTTTCAGGTGTTAAACTGCTATCACGCCAAATCACTCTATTATTTGGTTGTGCAGCAAATTGTCCATTATCAAGACGTATTACATTAAATGATTTGTGTTCCGGATCATGCTCTGAAAAGTTTGTATCAATATACGAATGATCTCTATGAGCATTATCTATTGTAAACTCATATTCGCCTGTGTGCATACGTCTATCTTTACCAAAAAATTCACATCTTGATAGTAGAGGTTTTTGGACTACTGTGATATCATAATCAAAACAGTCCCATAACTGTAAAACATCCAAAGGCAGTAGTTCTCCGTGATCTGTTTTCCATACAAATGCACTTATAGGCAATTTGTCATATAATGCACCGTAGTCTGTTAGCAGTGTTTCAAAGTATAGAGCTTTATACGTTGTTGATTTTACGCTGATCCAAATACCAGGAGTAAACTC